CACCACCATATGCGGACACTGCATTGACTTCCGAGAAATTAGTTTTCAAGAGTGTCTCATAATCATCCGTGGTGACAACACGCTCCTGTGTAGTAAACGCTCGAGGCGCATTTTGTTTAATTGATGTAATAGACTCAGGGATAGCACCCCCGGTCGCTGGTGCGTTCGTAGAAACTGTCACAGACGATGATTGGGCAATATCACCATCGGCAACAAATGTACGAATACCGTTTGGTAACTCACCGTTACACGCGCGATATTGAATCGAGACAATCGAACGATCTTTTGGTTGCCGACCAATCACACCATCACCAAATACAATTTCATATGTTTCATTGTCGGATGGCTGAATAAAGAAAACTTGTGATTGTGAATCAAGACCAAAGAGTGTTTCGGCCCGTTGATATGTCAGAATATTTTCACCATTATCTTCAATCACCGAAACAATGATACTGTTTGTATCAACCGTTTTATTTGTGATTTGATATTTTGTTTCATTTTGGTAATCGACAACATATGAATCTTGTGTGTAATCACCTTCATACAGTAAAACATTATTGGCAACAAACACACCGTCTGTTCCACCAACGTTAATATTTTCGGCAGTCGTGAATGTGAAATTACGATTACCCACGGTTCCTGTAAATGTTGTGCCGCGAGGAATCACAACCGATGAACTCTCTGAATCAGCGATTGTGATATTTACATTTGCAACCGCTGAACGAAATGAACGAGGTAGATAATTCAATTCTTTTGCATGTGACACAACTGAATCTCGCAGTAATGCACTATCAAGAAACATCTCATTTGAAATCATATTCAAATAGAATGAATTGATGTTTGTGTTATATGCCAAGACATCTAGTAGGACATTGATATTTGATGCTTCAAAATCATAGTCCTTAAAAATATCTTGCGCTTTTAGATACTCTTTGAGATTGTCCTTAACGGTTTCAAAATCAAGAGTTGTAAGATCTCTACTGGAATTCGTTGTCATTTTTATCTAACTCTATAAAGTGTAAGTTCGACTTCTTGATTCTCTTGTGACAAATTGGTACTAAAAACAATACGAACATTCATCGCGTTGTTATCTTCGTCTGGTGTCACACGAATTTCTAATGGCCTAATTCTTGGTTCATAATTACGAATCAACTGTTGTATGTGTTGTTCCATTTCACTTGCGGTGGTCTCAGTAAATGTTTCAAAAAGAAACCTACGGATATTACCACCAAAATCTGGATTTCGCAATCGTTCATATTTATTAGTTAAAAGCAAATTACGAAGAGCCATCTTCACTGAATCAACATTCTTTCGGCGCGTAATCTGACCTGTGAATGGATGTGGCAAAAATGTACTATCAAAATCACTGAACACATCAGTGTTATCAGCCGTTTGCTGAAACTCTTCGTATTTGGTTGCTTTTCTTGCACTCATGTGTTTATTTATACCTTATGCAGTATTTGCTTCCGTGACACCAACAATAAGTCCATCTTCCATTTCGAGCGAGGCCGTATTGGCAACATCGGCTGAACCGGAAAATGTGGTTGGTTCTGGCAATGGTTTATTAATTTCTTCATCTGCCTGACCCTTAATTGACTCTTGAGCAGAATCAACCGAGGCAAGAAAACCATCTAATGAATCGGTGACAATTCGTTCATTTAATGGATTCTCAAGAATGTTTTCAAGTTGATTCTGTAATCCATCAACCTCAGCAAGTGTATCATCAATCGGTGCCGAAACAGATGTGATTGCATTTTGAACTCTTGTTTCTAATGATGTGACCAAATCTTGTTGTACCTCTGCTGCACATCGTTCAAGTTTATCAGGCAAAGATTGAATCACACTCAACAATCGCTGAAGTGCAAATGTAAACTCGGCAATCTTTTTAATTAATTTAATATATGCTTCCAGTCGAGGTAAAATACGACCTAATACCAACTTTTTAATCCAACCAATAATTTGTGTAATTGATGTTGGAATATCCAATAAAGGCAATTCTTCCTTCAAAATTTCTAATTGCTCTTGAATAAAGTCCTCGATCATTTTGGTAAATTCATCGATAAACTCATCAATCAACTGAAGTAATGCTTCGCAGTCAGTCATTTCCTCAAGTTGTTCTGCCATCCTATTCACACGATCAGTTGGAAAACTCATTCACATACTCCTTATGTTTTATCGACCTCAGTAATCAAACCACCAGAAATAGTGATCACACGATTACCTACTGTTATTGTACCATCATAACCTTCTTTTGATGTAATATCCCCATCAACATGTAGATTACCTTTTGTAACCGTAACACCACCTGAACCAGAATTGATTGTAATACCATTCCGAACATTAATATTTGCACTGTCGCCAATACCCATCAACAATCGACCGCCAATGGTGGTAACACAATCATTTGAAATACTTGTTACATCATCATTTAAGATAAAGGTAGTCCGTGTATTGGCAATTTCTTGATTTAAATCTTGCTTTACCAATATGTTTTTATCTTTAATAACTATCTCATAATCATTACCAACAGTTTTCTTAACGCGGCGACCTTCAAACGTTTCACCATCACCAGGTGGTCCATTTGCAATTTCTTCATACGAACCAGATTGATGCCAAATATGAAGTCGTTCGTGACCAACTGTATCATCTAATTCAATTGCATGACCTGACTTGGTTGTATATGTCACATTGTAAGGATACTCTGTTTTATATGCTGATTCTGGTTCTGATGTTTTAGGTAAAACAAGTCCCCGTGTGTAAGGTTCTTTTGGTAGTGTTTGACCACCCTTGCCTTCCTCACCTCGTGCAAGTGCAGCAACATCAGAATAGAATTCGGGTTCTTGTGGTTCTTCCAATTGCAACATTGAATTGACATCTGGGTCGTCAGATGGTGGCTCAGGAAATACTGAGGTTTTATGATAGGTACCAAAGATAATTGGAATGTTTTGTTCAAATCCATCAAGATAAAAACCAAATACATATGTACCTACTGCAATACCAGTCGGTGAAATACCAACAGCATCAATCCAGTCAGGTGTATCAAATTCTTCAAGGCCGGCCTCTTTTTCGACCAATTTGCGCCAATTGAGACTTGCCGATTGAATACCACTTAAAGGCCAAGCCCAAAGCAAATCATCATTACGGACACCATTCTTACCTTGTTTGACCTTGCCAAGTTCACCAGTCTGATTATGAATGACACGTATACGAACACGACCAAGATATTCTGGATCCTTAATATCCGAAACACGCGCAACAAACCACTTGAATTGATCACCAAATTTATAAAATGACATTATGCAATACCTCCACCCTTTAAGTTCGGTTTACGAACATCAAGGTTCATATAGTGTTTAAATTTACCATCTGTATCTGTTTTGATCAATGAATGGTTTTGTGTGAAAATAATATAATTACCTGAATATATTTTTTGAACCTTGGGTTCTTGTGTGACACCAGAAATCTCCGGCATGTTCACCTCAATCACATCACCAACAAGAATATCTGTATCACCGTAAACACGGAGGTGAAGATTATATTGTGACATTCGTTCTTGATATGGTCGTTTAAAACAAATATTTTTGTTGTGTTCCATTTCAGGTCGTGTACTGTCTTTAAATACAATACTGCTTTTACCGGGTGTTGATGATACCTGTGCATTAAAAGGATCACTATTGAAATCTACATTTTCATCCGTTGGTGAAAATTGTTTGAAATCGGTCTGGTTGATATATTCATACTTATCGTAATACGTTCCACGGAAAATATCAAATTCACGAACCTGATTTGCCATTCGACCCTTTCGTATCTTTTCAATTGATGAACCTTGACCTATGGTTTTATACGAAAGAATATTACGTACATTCACAACCTGATCATAATCTGATGCTCGGTTTGAGATATCATAATAATATCGAAATCGTTCTGCCTTACCTTTTCTTTCATTAATTAATTTTTCAAGAGTGACAAAATTATATCGTTCATTATCTTCATAAAAGAAAAACAATGATGATTTATTACCTTCACCTGACACCGCTCGTTGCTTAATTAAATCTACTGTCTGAAAAGGTCTTACATTGTTGACCGTATAATCGAATTTACCTTTTGTGGTTTCAATCAATACATCTTTACCGGATCCCAAATCACGTTTTATTACCTCTTGTAATGCGACATCATAGTTTAAATCGGTGTATCGTTTGGTATACAACGTATGCGAATTCTTTAGAAAATCACGAGTGACACATCGCAACACATAATATTTGAGCATTGAATTTTCTGTCGCGGTTACATTTTCAATTGATTCAACAAAAAATTCGTAATTAATTTTCTTTCGCTCAGGTGTTTGAATGGTGAATCGAATAAATTCTTCACCGTTCATTGGAAAATTATTTAATAACTCAACACCTTCAGCAACATAGACATCAGCCGATAAAGTATAATTCATCAGTGATTCAAAAATGTCAATACGATTAATTAAAGGATAGATATCCTCATCTGTTGATCCTGTAAAATTAAACAGACGAACAGAATCAATATTAACGTCACCTACATCATTTATTACATTAGTCATATTAGCTCATCAAATTTGTCAATTGATCATTTAACTTTTCACGATATGATTTATCAACGAGATAAATTTCTCTTCGTTCCTCATTTTCCTCACTCTCATAATCAAAGAATGATACGGGTGAATAAAAGACTTGTTCATTTTCAGGTATTACATTTTGCAGTAATTGAAATGATTCAGCGTTTACCGTTGCTGTTGCACCTGATTGTTCACCAGTAATGGTATAATTTGTATTTGCAGAAAAATCTCCACGAACATGACGTATGATAAGGTTTATTGAATTTGCTGATGAAATCTCTGCGAATGTCGATGTATCATCATCACGAACAATGACCTCATTATCAACAAATGAACCATTTGATGAAACCAAGTTGAATGTTTCAATTTTATTTGTTGATACAATGAAATCATCCTCACCTCGTTCATAACCTGCAACACCAAGTTGACTTAGAATTGGTTGATAATATTTTTTGCGATCTGATGTCAGTGCATCATATGCGGCAGTTGAAAGTATTTGTTCATCGCCTTCGTAATTGTTTTTATAATGAATTGTTTTTCGTTTTGCATCACGTATCGAACCATATTTAGAAATGATATAATTATCAAAATCTTCATACGATAGAGGTGCCTGAAAATACGGATCAATAATATCATTCGCATGATAAATTAACCAATCATAATCAATATCGTCATAATAATCAAATGCAATATTTACAATCTTTTCATCAGTTGGAATTGTATGTGTATAGAACACAGTGATGAAATTACGAACCTTTTTGTTAAATGCAACACGTTTCAGGATATTCAATGCTGGTTTACCATTATATTCCGTCAATGGAAACTTTGAAAAATATTGATTACGCCGTGACATTATTCTTCTGCTCCATCACTGGTGGCATCATTGACCTCATCAAGGAAGAGTTCTGCCTCTTGGAAACCTAAAGTTAAAATAACAGATACGGGATTACCATCAACAAAGAATGCCGATGTACCTTCACCAGTGTAATTAATGCTGATTGACTGTACCAAACTCTTCTTGTAATCTTTACCAAATTTACCGTTTTTAATTTTCGGTTCTACAAGTTTTGGATATTTAAGAAAGTTGCCATCTTTTTTAGGTAGACAATCTTTTTTAATTTTCTTTAAAATTTTACGAATGACCTCAGATTCATCTTCGTTTCTTGGTATCATTTTCCACGAAAACGAATACTGGCGAAGATTAACACCTTGAAAGAAAACCGTGGGGTGTGGGTTTGCAATTTTACCGGCGGTTTGACCTACAAGCCCACCAGCGACCTCTGATACACCACCCAGTGTTTGAAACCCAGCGTATGCAGCGGTGGTACCAATATCACGCAAAACATTCACCTCACCTATTACATCATCACCCGAGATTTTACCACCCGCGAGCCTATCAGCAAAATTTTCTAATACCTTAGTACCTGTTCCTGACGTGGCAATTGCGCCTAAAACGCCGGTATCTCGTGCGCCATATTCTACTGAAAACTCTTGATTGAAATCTTCAGGTAGCGGGAGATAGATATGTGATACTGAATCACCAAATTTACCTTTTTCAAAGGCCTCGGGGCGTTTATAGGTGTATAAATTAAGTTCAAGAAAGGCGTGTGCATTTTCTTTTAAATCAAGTGGGAATGTCAAACCTTCATAGTTATAATCTTTTTCACCCACCAACGAGGCGCGTTTTTCTTCTATTTCCTCGGTAGGTGATTTCTGAAAGGGATCTGGAACACGATTTGATGTGACCGATAAATCCAATTCTTTTTTAGGTGTATTACGATAGAAAGGTTTACGATTATCAATTGAATTACCAACTACCGATGAAATCAACCCGGCCGAGTTTTGTCTTGTAATACCAGACTTTTCTAAACCTTCGGCATACAAACCACCAATCTCTAGTTTTGAACGATCACGATATGATAAATTTTGTAGTGAATTAATTACACTACCAGTAATATTACCAGCACCATAACCAAGACTGCCAGATGTCTGTTTCAAGGCATCCAACTGTGTTCGTTCAAGATTTGAAAAGGATGATTTTAATTGACCACTTGCAGGACTTACATCGGTCAATGAATTTTTACTTCGTGCCATTTAAAAACCCTATAAATATATGAGGCGTCGTTATTATTTATATCAGTATGAAAGGTATTTTCAAACCTCGTAATCCAAAAAAGTATCGTGGTGACTTCACCAATATTGTCTATCGTTCATCGTGGGAACTTCGTTTCATGCAATTCCTTGATGAACATAAAGATGTTGTTCGTTGGTCAAGTGAAGAGATTGTGATTCCATATCGTTCACCTATCGACGGTAGAGTTCACAGGTATTTTCCTGACTTTTGGGTCGAAAAAGTCGACCGTAATGGTAAGAAAGGTGTGACCGTTGTTGAAGTCAAACCTTTCAAGGAAACACAGGAACCAAAACCTCAAAAGAAACTTACCAAAGGGTATTTATATGAGGTCAAGACATGGGGTATAAATACTTCTAAGTGGAAGGCCGCC